TAGCCTTCAATTGGTTGAAAAAAACTATGAGTTTGTGTTCCAGTAATCGTTGCTTGAGGGGTTGTTATTTTTGCTACTATTCCAAAGGGAATGCCGGGAATACCCGAACTAAAAACATTCGCCGGTCCTGTACCCGTCGTAGAAAAGTTATACACCCAACCGTCGCAAACATAACCTGACGCGACTATACCTGTTCCGACTGCCAATTCTTGACTAACGTCCATGCCTCCATTGATCTGCAACCCGTTGTAGGCCATCGCGTCGAAAGGCGCGGCATATACGTTTTGCCGCCCCTGTTGTTGCTGCGCGGAGCTAAGAGCTTGTGCAGCGTCATAGCGAACGGCGGCGGCGGCAAGTGTCGCGTTAACGAACGCCGTTGTTGCAATGCTCGTATCGTTATCGCCCGCCGTTGGCGTCGGCGCTTTCGGATCACCTGTAAAAGTCGGTGAGGCAAGCGGCGCGTGCGTCGTATCACTTGGATGAACGTGATCCTCGCGCGAGAAATTGGTCGAGGTACCGACCGCCGCCGTGCCATCCATCAGCGGCGGGATTGTCGAGGGCGATCCCGCGCCAGCCGGTCCCGTCGGCCCGGTTGCGCCGGTTGGTCCGGTTGCGCCGGTTGGTCCTTGCGGTCCCGTCGGTCCTACTGTCCCTTGCGGTCCCGGTGGACCGGGGACCGTCGAGGCCGCACCGGTCGCCCCGGTATCGCCTTTGATCCCCGGTGGCCCGGTTGGGCCGGGATCACCTTTTGTGCCTTGCGGCCCCGGTATGCCTTGCGGCCCCGGTGGCCCGCCCGGTGTCCCCGGCGGTCCCGGCGGTCCTTGCTCGCCGGTCGCTATGGTTTCAACGTCGTCGGGTGCCAGCACGACAATCGTGTCGATTTCATCGGCTGGCGTAATCACGACATCGGAGTCGGTGACGATCTCGACCGTGCTCACCGTGTCGGCCCCGCGTTATTGACGAGCGTGCCGCTCCAGATTTTTGTTTTGAGGCCGCCGAGCGTCATAATGTTGGAATGATCGAAGCTGCCGAGGCCGAGCTTTTCGAGCGTGTCTTGTCGGATCATCACGGTAAAAAAACCATTGGCCGGATCGGTCAACACAATCTCGCCGGTATCGGTGCCAAGCCGCAATAGCGCCTCAACGTCCTCGGCGTGACGGCGCAGCATCATTTCGAGCGACGCGCCGGTCATGTCGATGGGCGGTCCCGACGCCATGACGTATTGAAACGTCCGGTAAAAATCCGCGTCGTTCTCAACGGTGATGTTGACGGTTGCCATTGCGCCTTACTTTTTCTTTTTCCTCGTGACGGTAATCGCGTCGAACGCCGCATCGACCTCGGTGCGCGTCGTGATGGTGCCGCCGTCGATCCCGTCCATCGTCGCCTTCGACGTTGTAAAACACTGATTGATGTAGGCTTGCAGCTCGGTGCTCATGGCCGCGACCCCAGCCTGATCGAGCGGCCAATAGCTGCCGTCCGCCGCTTGCCATTGCGTTGCGAAACTTGCGTCGTTGGTCGAGGCAATGGCTGCGCCGTTGATCTTGGCTTGCGCGCGGTCATCGGTCTTGATCGGCATACCCGACGATAGCGTTAGCCCCTCTTGCTCTTTGACCCACCGCTTCGCAACACAGTAGTATTTTAGATTGACGAACATGCCGAGCGTGCCGACCGTCGCTTGCATCGCGTCGTCGGTCTGATTGCCCGCATCGTCGCGCGGCCACGGCATCGCAACATATCCATCGCTGGTCCATGCCACATAATCGGGGTCTTGATCGTTGGTGATAGCTTGCTTGGCGCTGCCATAGACGCGGGCGTCATCGGCCAACCAATAATTGTCAAACGGATTTTGCATCGTCGCCGTCCTTTTTTAGAATACTTGACCGCCGCTTGAAGTGACCCCGGCGGCATTGCCGGGAAAGTAATTGATGCCGCCTCCGGTATTGATAACGCCGTTGAGCATGACGTTAAATTTTTGGCCGGTGACGCTGCCGCCGAGAGCTTGCGATTGATAGCTCGACGCAATGACCGCATTGGAATGGCATTGCGCCCAAATGCTGATATTGCGGTTGCCGACCGTAATGAGCTTGGTGCCGCTCAAATAGATCAGCGAATTTTGCGCGCAAAATAAATGGACCGGACTATCGCCCGTTATCTTGCAAAAATCATTTGGTAGCGCATCCTCTAGTCCAGTAAAAACAAATGTTGCGTTGCCGCCGATAAAAATGTGCGCGGTCGCGCACGCGCCGAAATTGATATTTTGCACCGTCGTCGAACAGCTAATAAGGCGGATGCCCGAGCCGTTATGCGGCGACGCGCCCGCCAAGTCCGATTGAACGGTCAAGCCCGCAAGAACATAACCGTTGGCCTGTAATAGAATTGCCTCGCCCACGGCGGCATGAATCACAACATTTTCGGGCGTCACGGTATTGCCGATGATCTGGATTGACCCCGCGCCGTTCGGCGGCTGTGCGGTGTTGAATGGTGAATAAACGCCATCGGCCAGCATGATCGCGATTGCGTAGCCGTTCTGATTCCAAGTGTAAGCGGCGGTTAGCGCACGTTGGACGGTCGCAAACGGCCCGTGCAATCCAGAAACCACCGCCGCCGTTCCGTCATAGGCCGTATCGCTGCCGGTAATTGAATTGACGTAATAAGTTTTTGGCGCGGTCAAGATGCTGCCGGTGACGGCGGCGACGTTTGTCAGTTGTAAATTGGTGCCATCATCAACAAGCGTGACGATGCCGCCCGCTTGCAGCTCGCCGCCTTTCATTTCACCGCCGAGCGGATAGACGATATGGCGCGCGCCGAGCGAGTTGATGTTGGCAACCGATGGGCCGGTGTTGGTCGCGGCGACCTTGACCGTCCAGCGTTGGCCCGCTGCGTAGGCAAGCAACGGTGGCATAACATTAAAGGCGAGCGCGTTCGCGGTGCCGTTATCAACGGCATACATTAGGTGGCTGCTTTGCACCGAGCGGGCGAGTTGGTGAAGATCAGCGTCGGTCGGCGTGAGCCCCGCGTCAGCAATCAGGTTTACGATCTCGCGTTGCGGGTTTTCGATTGAGGCGGCGGGCGGGATCGACCCCATCGTGCCGGTCGAGGGATTGCCATTTATGTAGCCAGCGTTCGGGTCACTTACGCCGTAGGGTTGATTGTATTTCATCGCTTCCTCATTACGGTGTTCCGGCCATTGGATCGCCGGGATTGCTCAAGCCGGAATAGTCAAAAATAATTTCGGTGTGCGCGGGCTTGATGCGGTTTAACAAGCACTCAAGATCGTCGGCGGTCCCAATCCGCAAATGCGGATCGACGCCACATTGTCCGCTGTTACAGCGGAACCAAGTCAGCTTCGCTTGGTCTACATGAACCGTCCAATAGAAGCGATTTGTGGGAGGACCTAGGCCATAGTAAGGATATTCCGACAACTCCCCATCCGCGACATTATTGCCGCTTGTATCCTTAATCGGGATACCCCACTCATTGTACATCGGGTCAGAGCCATCGCCATAGACGCGGTTATCACCGCAACGATCTAGTCCGACAACGAATGTACGATACTCCGTAATTGTAATGTGATAGCCGATCTGTGCCGCGACACCAATAAAGAACTCACGCGATTGCGCGCCTTGCATCGTCATGCGCATAATAAGCGCCAGCTGCCGTTCGTCTATAGACTGCGGCGCTGTGTAGCAAGGGTCTGGGAGGCCCCAGTTACGTTCCCAATCCGGCAGCAGCTCTATCGTCTGCCGTGGGTCACTCTCCCGTTCTAGGAGGTCTGCTATACGGCCATCAATAAATCCCCAATACTGGCAAAGGCCATCGCAGGTCTTAAAAAGGATACTGCCTAGATCACGTGTCCAAGCCTGACCTTGCGGCAATAGAGCGAGGAATGCCCGCGTGTAATCAGTCCCTGTCCTTCGAACGTGCCGGTCACTCATAAAGGATTGTCTCCAACACAGCCATATGTCCGAGTGACGGCATTACAAAGTCTGTTGTTGTAATAAGATTAAAGGACTGCACCCTTGGAGCATTCATAATTGCGTAGCTGATCCAAGCTGCATAGATTGTCTGTCCGGGAGCTGCTTGTATGAAGAGCATATCGCGGATGCTCTTTTCAATTTCAGCTTGCGCCTCGGACGTATTTGGAACAAGATTAGAAATTGTTATATCAATGAACTCCTTAATCGGTGCCAACACGTAACAATCCTTGACCGTTACCGGACGCTTCAGGTCAATATAATTTGCTACGGTTTGAACATCATTCGGTGTCGGCCATCCGTCATCGCTGGCACGTAAGTCATCCATCAAGAA